TAAACCTTTAAGTTCTTTTTGTGCTTCCATAGAATAATATGAGTTAGCTACATTTAAAGCTGAAGACACAAATAACAATTCAGGGTTAGGTGGTTGCACATAAGTTGATTGTGCTTCTTGACCAAACTGAATTGCTTCTAAATTTCTTTCGTATTGTGCAATATCAATATCTAAATTAGTATTTAATGAAGATATGTAATTACCTTCCACTCTATAAAAATCTGCCATTAGTCTTTCTGTAGACCCTGACATTGCTAAACCTGAACCTGATACATCTGATACAAATTCACCTCTAGCTTTTTTAGATTTTAAATTAGCTTCATAACCTTTTTGTTGTGTAGCTTTTACTTGTTGATTAATTTTTAATTGTTCAGACGCATATCTTTGAATAGCATTTCTTTTAGCTATTTCGTTTTGTCTAATTTGTGCGTTATACTGATTTTTTTGTGCCTGTTTCTGTTGTTTATATTCTACACCAGAAGATACAGCACTTGCAATCATCATAGCTGTTGTTGGTTCTACGCACATATTTTTATAACCTCATAAAAAGGTTCATTTAAAACTCCATATTTTTTCTTATTAATAAATTTAAAACCACACCATTTTAACCACTTGATGTGTAGTGAATTTCTACTATCCACAAAGTTCCATAAAATTTTGTATTTAGTATTTAAAAAATCTATTACTTTTTTATTTTCTTTTAAAAATGTAAATTGAATTTCTTTTAACTTGTCAGTTGCTAACAACCATATTGCACCACTAACTGTGACACCAAAAATACCTACTGGTTCTTTTTTGTCATTTACTATGGTAAAAACTATTGCTGATTTAAGATAAGAATAATACAAAGCATTATAAGGAAGCATACCTGCTGTTGATAAGATTTCTCTTTTATCTTCAAATCTTAATCTTGGTGCTAAATATTTTAAATCTTTAATTGTTGCTAATCTAAAATGATTAAACTCTTTGACTTGCTGTGACATAGTATCCTTGCCAACTTGCGTTGATAAAATTACAAGGCAAATGGCTATCAGACGCTAAAGTCACTGTAAGTTTGTCACTTTCAGATTGAACAGCAAATGCGTAATCGCCATCAGCTAAATTAACAGTACCAAGTAATCCTGTTCCTGTTATTGTTCCTGTAAAGGTTGTTGATGAACTACTTCTTCCAACTGGTTGGACAAGAGTAGTAAAAAATCCTGTATTGTTAAAATTAACACTCCAGTTTCTTATTTGTAATCTACCTTCTTTGATAGATATTCTTGAACCTTGTGCATCAGCTTCTTGTATAAATTGCTGAGAAAAGGTGAATGTAAAAGTATAGTCTTCACCGATAAAATAATCATAAGAAGTAATATCCCCTGATACTACAACAGAAGTACCTGTTTGAGATATTATGCTTATTTCTTGTCCTGCTTGGTTTGAACCTGTACTTGCACCTACTAAACTTAACGTATTAGTTTTGGTGTAAGGTATTGTAATAGTTGTTTGATTTGTACCAGAGTTATAACTTTCACTAACTCCTGTTGTAGTATTACTAATTTTTCTATCTAAATGAGTTAGATAAGACGCACTAGCATCAGTCACAGCAGGTGATATGTCCATTGTCTCTAAATAAACACCATCACTTCTCTGGTTCACTATGTATAAAGTGTTTTCTATAAAATCTATATTTAATATTTTATCTGTAGAAGATGTACCAAAAGTCCACTTATGCCACGCACTTTGTAATCTTTTACCACCAGTGACATAGTATTGATGAACGTATATTGCATTTTGTTCGCTAGAAGATAATGCCAACATAATGTTTTCATTAGTTGCAATAGCTAACTTAAATACACCTGAAGGTATAAATCTAGGTACATTACTTGTTATGTCATCAGCACTTTTAGTATCTGTGTCTGATTTCACAAAAAATTCTCTAAACCCTGTAAAACTTCCTTTATCAAATGCAAAGAATACATTACTACCTGCACCTACTGGTTTTACACTAGAAGATGCTTCAAATTCAGTTGATACATTAATAGATACATTTTCTGGTGTAATCGTTCCACCTGCACCTGCTAATATAAATTGTGTTTGGTCTGAAAATAAAAGTATTTGTTCGTCAAATGATATTGCACTTCTAAGTATAGAAACTTTATTGTGAGTAGAAGCAACATCAATAACATCACTTGCTAATACAGTTGTGACTGTTTCATTAAAAAATGCAAAGTATTCTCCACTTCTAGACATAACTACATTTTCATCAGCAACAAAACCTAATCTGTTCTTATGAAAAAACATGTCATTAATTTTTCTTCCTACAAAACTAGGGTTAGGAGAACTATCTATGTCTCCACATATTCTCAATCCCCATAAAGGTACATCATAATCTGTTCCTGATATTGTATAAGTAGAACCATCTACTTGTGAAAATCTAAAATTACCATCTGCTGTTCTAATTAAAACATGTGGCATGGTAGTGTTGTCTAATGTAGTTTTTGTACTTGGTGCTACACTTTCTTGCCAAACATCACCACTACTATCATACTGCACATAATAGTCGTCAAAATTATTTGTTGCATCACCTGTAATTTGAACAACCATGTTGTCTATTGCAGGAGAAGGTAAATCTACAAAGTTTTGAACTGTGTCTGCTACAACTTGTGAAGCATCATCACCATAACCATCACTAGCAGAAATACTTAAAGTTCCTGAAGATTTAACTACAGAAAAACTAGAGTTTCCTAATTTTGTGACAGTGCAATTTGCAGGTGTTCCTACTGCTGAAAATAAACCATCTCTAATGCTTTCTGAGTTGGTGTTAGATGAAGTAAAGTCGTAGGTAGTACCATCAATAGTAATTGAATACTTTGTGCTATCTACACCTTGTAATACTGAATAAACTGCTTGTTCAACTTTAGCTGAACTAGTTGTACTAGCCATTGCAGTTGTTTTTTGTTTGTTTAATATAAAAGTAAAGTCAGCAACAGTCATTGCAACAAAATCACCTTTAGGGTCTGTTGACGTTAAATAATTAGATGCACTTGTTTGCATCACAACTGTTTTTTCTACACCTGCTGTTGTATAAACTTTTATAGCACCACTTGTTATTTGAATTAAATATCTTTCAGTAGTGTCTCTGTTAATAGTGTGCATGTAAGCATTGTTAGGTGTTGAACTACTTAACTTTGCTAAATAATTTGTAGGTGGTCTTTTTTTCAATCCTTCTACGACTGAACTAAAACCATTTTCTTGAACTGTAGCCTGACTAGATAATCTTAATACTTCAGGTTGTTGTGAGATACCTTGTACTAGGTTTGGAATAGTTCTAGATACTAAAGCCATCTAGTACCACCAATTTGATTTTTTTCTATTTACTGTATAGATTTGGTCAGGGCTATCAAATACACTGTAGTCACCAGTAGATGCTTCTGCTTGTCTTAGTATTACTAGTGATTTTTCTTCGTCTGCTACTGAAAATTTGTGTAGTGTGTTTGCACCTAAAGTTCTATCGTGAAATACTCTTGCACTTCTAATAGTAATATATCTTTTAGCTTGTTCAGGTATTTCTGAAAAATCTAATAGATAAACAACTTTTACATCTTTTAAATCTTCTGTAAATGTTGATGTGTTTGTGACTAGATTAAATAATATATTATCTCTTTGGACAATATCAAAATCTGTTTTTGAATGTAGATAAGGATTTAGTTCTACTCTTAATACGTTTGTTGCTAAAGGTATTGTGTTATTACCTGCGTCTTTAGATAAAGTCACTTTAGGTTGTGTATTAAAATGCCAACCCATACTTTGTACTTCTCTATTAATTTCATTTAATACAGATTTAGCCATTGTACCATCTACAGGTAAGCTACCAGTTAATGTTGATAAAGGTGCTTCACCGATTGTAGAAAGTATTGTATTAACAGCTTCTAATTCTGTAGTTCTTGTTTGTATAGTCATTTATTAAATAAATAAATTATCCCAAAATTCTTTGTTTTTTCTTTGTATGTATTTTCTTAATTTACAAAACCAACACATCATATTTTCTCCTTTTAATTTGCAAGGGGTCAGTCTCCCGACCCCTCACTGTACTTAATAACTAATTATTAAGATGTTTTAATTGAAACACATGCTTCAGGTCTTAAAATTCCTGAACCAATCGCCATTCTTGAAGTAATCAGTGAACCAATTCTTCTAGGGTCATAAGTAGTTTCAACTACTAAGTCTTTTAACTTAACTGTTCCTATTGCACTCTTGTGAAATAATACAGCAACGTGATTACTTGCATCTACGTTGTAAGTGTTATTCGTACCAGATACAGCAGATGAGTTGTCAGCAAATGCACTAACACAAGTGTTAGATTTAACTACTGGAACTCCACCTACAGAAACAACAGTTCCTTTTCCAAAATCACCATTTAGTGAAGAAAAGTCTCTGTTTAATAGTTTGTCATTGTTTGCTAACTGATAATAAATATCAGGTGAAACAACACATACTCTATCTGTGTTTGGAACATCTTTTTCGTCTAACTTTTGAATACCTTCAAAGATAGAAGCGATTAAAGAAGTTGCATTAGTGTTAGCATCTGCGTCAGTGATTTCTGAACCACCATTGCCACCTGTTATAGTAGCTGATGCTTGTGAACCAAGAACTGCTAATTGAAGTAGATTTTGGTCTACAGTTTTAGCAAGTGCCTGTCCCATTTCTTTTGCATAAATACCACGAATATCATAATGCAATTTTAATTCATCTAGCTCAGCTACAAAAGAACTTGCTAAAAGCATGTCGTCTACATTGATGATTTTTTCGTTGTGTTTAATTGCGTCTCCAGTGATTTCTGCACCTACAGAGTGGTATCCACTTACTGTAGTTCCAGTGACAGGAAACGAACTAGACTTTCCATTAGAAATTGTACGAACGTTAGTCATTCCTAGCATAAGATTTTCTCTTTGAAAACTAGCAAGAACTTCGCCTGAGTACAATTTCAAGAAAAGGTCATTTACACCAGTTCCAGTCGCATTGACTAGACCTAGTCTTGATGGTGTTGCGTTTGACATAATTATATGTCTCCTTTTATTGTTATTGTTGAGATTAACCTTATCTACTTTTCAATTTAGAGAGTTATCTGACGTATCAGGCAATCATCTGAATTTTAATAAGTCACCCCTCTTACAAGAGGTGGTGATTATCTTCCTTGTCCTTTATATCTTGTTTGTTTCTTTTGACGTTTAGAACTTTTATTTTGTGACTTTGCGTGGACACCTTTTCTTTTCTTAGGTTTTTCTCTAGGTGTAAAAGTTGTGAACTTTTGTTTTGCCACCTAGCTTTTCTTAAAACCTTTTTTCATGTTGTCGTAGTTCTTTTTAGAAATAGTAGATTTTTTCTTACTTCTAGAAATACCTAATTTTTTACGTCTGTTTATGTTTCTGTAAAGTGACATTATTTTTTTCCTTTTAGTTTGTTAGTTAAATTCATTCCAAAACTTCCTGATATTATTGCTAAAACAGAATACCAAAATAGTGGGTCTGCATTTTTTAGTATGTTCCAACCACGTTCCATATAGTCCTGAGTAAATGGTAAAAAATGTGCAACTAGGATTAATCCAAAAATCAAAGTTAAATATTCGTCTTTCCACGAATTATTACTTGCTTCTACTTGTGCAACATTTACGTCTTTTAATGCTTCAATTTCTTTAACTTTAATTATCTTATCTTTCTCTATTTTATGTTGAATACCACCAATAACTTTCTGTCCAATCATTCTAGTTAATGGATTTTTTAAAATAGGTAATATAAAATTAAGCATTTCTAGACCTGTTGTATGATTTTGATGTTATTGCTAGATTACTTCTAGAATTATTCTGGGGGTTGCCATCTTTATGGTGTACGTCTTTACCTTTAATACCAACTCTTTTTTTCATCATTCTTCTAGCAAGGTTTCTTCCTGCTCTATTCTTCTTTTGTTTTGATGAAGAATGATAATTGTCATATTCTTTTCTGTAATCTCTAGCCATTAAAACACTGAACTATTAGCAAGTTTTCTTTCTACTTCTTTTCTAAATACAGGGTCAGTTTCATATCTCTTATCATTCATTGCTTCTGTCACTTGTGCAACTGAAGTAAATTGTTCAGTAGATATATTATTAACATCACCTTGTACCATTTCTTGTGATTGTGCAGTCATTCCTGCTTTAGTCATCAAACCTTGAACTGCCATTTTAATTTGTTCTGGTGTTCCTGTTTGAGTTAAATCATTAAAAGCAGTTTGTTCTGCATCAGATAAATTCTGACCTGCCCAATCAATAAGTTCACCATATTGTTGTTGTCCACCTGCTACTGACTGTATGTCAGCAGTTTGTGTATCAGCTATTGCTTTTTGACCTGCAATGTAGCCATCAACTAAATCTTTTGGCAAACCTTGTTTAGCTAATTCTTCATAACTTTTTTCTGTAAGTTCACCTTTCTCTGCATATTCTGTAGAATATTTTTCTAAAGAATTTATTTCTGGTGATGCTTCTGCTTGTTTTGGTATAGCTATACCATCAGTACCTTCATTTTCTGGTTCTGCCTTTTGTCCTGAAAATTGTTTTTCTAATTCAGAGTATGCTTTAGATAATTCTTCAGCATTTTTAAATTTTTCAGGCAACCATTCTGGTCTTTGATTTTCAATATTCTGTGCTTGTGTTTCTGGTTCACTAGCAACTACTTGCGTACCATCTTCACTTTGCAAAGTATTAACATCAATACCTTGTTCTTTTAATTCTTTAACTTGTTCTTCTGTTGATTTTTGTGCTACTGCTTCGTTAATTTCTACTTTTTGTGTAGACATAGATTACTCCTGTTGATTTAAGACTAACTCATCACCTTCAACATTTGCAGTGCCACCAGAGTTAGCGAATTGTTTTCCCATCTCTATTGCTACTCTAGGGTCAGTTGCAGTATTCTGCATCTGCTGTGCCATC